GTTCAGGCCCACCCCACCAGGAGGACCCGCAAAAAAGGCGGCTGGTGCCGCCTTGTTGTCAGAGTGAATCTGTCCCGCCTGATTTGACCATACCGCGATAATCCAGAGCTGCCACACCTGCATCAATACGGACTTTCCAGGCCACGCCGTCAACGATAAAACCTTCCTGCTGTTCAAGGTAAGGCTCGTCATTGCCATCAAGATAAGCCACCTCGATTGTGTCCGTTCCCTGTGCGGAAAGCATGTACCATTGTTTTTCGCTGATATCATCAAGGCGGGGATCGACGATGATATCAAGTAGCTTGTGATACGGGTTAAAGATCCCGCTGTTTTTATCAGCCCCGAAAGGTGCGGTTGAGTTAATCATCTGCAACGCGCGATCTTCCAGTGCTGCCGGAACTAAAAGGAATTTAGGCGCAATATTCAGCACTTCGCCATTTTTGTCCTTCTGTGTGCGCATCAGGTGACGTGCTGCACTAAGTCCCGGTGTTGTCAGTCCTGCTTCAATCAGGTTGCTGTGTTTTTTGTCAAACAGCGTTATTCCGTCAGAAAGTTTTACGTTGCCTGTAAGCACCAGATTAACCAGATTTCCCACCGTTCTTGATGCTGCACGGCCCATAGCCATTGGCACCGTTGATAACTGATCAAGGTCATCATTGATTATCGCCTGGCGGGTAATGCTGAAAATATTCCCGTAAGTAGCCAGCGCGATGGGTTCACCGCGATCGCTGGTGGTGATGTATTTATATTCTGCCCCTTCCGGCACTTTGTTTAACGTTGAGAAGCCATTCATACCAACGCGGCGGGCTTCCCGGAAGTTTGAAAGGGAACCTTTTTTCGTCCACTGGCGGAATGTTTCGCCGCTGTGCTCCCAGCCTGCAAGCACTGATTTTTCAGCGCCACCAGCAAGGATATCGGTAAAATCGCTGCTGCTGTGGGTGAATGCCGCGTTTACTATCTGCGAGCGTGTGCTGTAGCTGCCCGTGCTTATACCACGATGGGTTAATGATGCCTGTGCCATATCGAAAAGGCTCATCATGGCGTAAGGATTACCGCGTTCGGCCCGTTCGTGACCAAGACGCGCATTAAGCCCCTGACGCATGGCATCGCCGGTTATATTGCCGTTATCCGTGTACGCGTAGTAAAGATTTGCGGGGGTGGTTTTGTTTGTTGGCGTTGATTCTTTACCCATAGCGAGTAAAAGGCGTTCGCGTGCATTCTCAACGCTACATTCTGAATCCGCAAGACAACTTATAGCCAGGTCGTTATATCTTCCGTTGAAGGTGCCAAACAATTCACGGATTCCGTTAAGTCGTTCCTGTTCGCCACTGCCAGTTTTCTGGCTGATCATGCTTTTAATTTTTTCCGGCATATTTGAAAAATCTCCGATTCGTTTTGATTCAATTCGGGCCATTGCTGTAATCGCGGGTATAACCTCATCTGCGAAGCCGTTAGCCTTACACTCATTGCCATCCATCCAGGTTTCCGCCTCCATCATTGAGGTGATCTCCTGTTTGCTCCTGCCCGTTCTTCCGGCATAGGTTTCTGCCATCGTGTCGCCCAGCTTGTCCATCAGATCAGCAAAGCGGCGAACGTCGCCCGACACTCCGGCAGTAACACCACGGGGGGCATGTATCATCATCATCGCGTTTTCAGGCATAACGATGTGATCTCCACACATGGCAATAAACGACGCCATAGAAGCCGCCATGCCTTCAATGTGTACGATTTTTTTTGCCGGATGATTTTTCAGAGCGTTATAGATAGCCAGCCCTTCAAAGATGTCGCCACCAGGTGAATGAATGCTCAGATGGATTTCAGACACATTACCGCACGCGTTGATCTCGTCAGTAAGTGCCGATGCCTTTACACCGTACCCGCCGATCTCGTCATAAATGCGCACATGTACAACATCTGCCATAGCCTTAATGGAAAACCATGTTTTCATAGCCAGGCTCCTAACGTTGCCCTGTACCAGTATTCAACCGCGCTGCGTGTGATTTGTCCTTTCGTGGGCACTGGCATACCCGGGTGATTATCTTTGATGAACTGCTGATAGCGTTCGATCTTCTCCATAGTTCCGGCGTCTATGTGTACCGTGGCACTTTTATCCGGCTTTCTGGTGTTGTTCTCTGGCATAAATCCGCCTCCGTTTTGATTAACGGGCATCATTATTGATCGATAAAAGTAATAGATAAATCATTTTCTACCATAAAATCAGATTATGATTTTTCTAATTATTCTCAGAGAGGCAAAGCCATTGACGCATTTTTGCCATTGAAGCAATATTAAGACTCGTCATCCTGGCGATAAAAACTCCTTTGTCGTGTAAAAGCGCCTCCGGTAACAGCAATCGGGGGCGCTTTTTTTGCGCCTGTTTTTTTGTAAATGCTTTCGGGAACGCTCCAGTGATGAACAAAAAACAACCTGATTCGACACTAAAAATTTTTATTCTTCAATATATCAATAACTTATAGTGGTGGTGATGGTGCCATAAAAATCAAAAAATGCGCCTTTTTCCGCGCCCCTCCGCCCCGTGTTCATACCCACCCCACCAGGAGGACCCGCAAAAAAGGCGCCCCTGATTCATGTTTTCGGCTGGCATGTTTGTTAAGTGATTTTGATGTATGCGCATTTATTTTCACCCCCTCGTTTAAAAAGTTTTTAGTTGTGCCTCCCCCCCCTCTACCCATCTACCCGAATGCTCATCATGTCAGTAATGGCGCGGCTTTCAGCGGGTAGATAGCTTTTGGTGCTCCTCTACCTGCCGTCTACCCTGCTACCCGAAACTGATAAAATCAGGTAGAAGAGGTAGAGAGCTTTTATTAGCCTTCTACCTGGCCCTCTACCCACTTATCATGTTGAATAATATGCGTTTATTTCATTCAGGTAGATGGGGTAGAGGGCTTTTACAAAAAATTATAAAAACGCGTCGCAATCGTCTGTTGTAATTGCGTTGGTCTGCGTTACTCCCTTAACTTTTCGCGTAATATATTCATGCCCGTAAACTTTCGCCGCTGGCTTCATGGCCTTGCTGAACTCAGCCACGTTTAGCGGTTTGCTCCTGCCTGCGTATGCCATAAACGCCAGATAGACGCGGTAAAGGCTGTTCCTGGTCGTGTACTTCACTGAATCGCCACCGCCCCCCATCATCAGGCCGCGCGCTTCCTCCAGAAAATTCAGGAACTGGCAAAACTCAATAACCGGATCCGTCTGTTGCTTTATTGCCAGAGCTTCATCACCGTCACGCTGCTCAATGAGTAAAGCCCGTGCCTTTTCAGGGTTGGTAAAGTTCGCCAGCAAGCGGCGGATAATGACGGGGATTTCAGCCGCAATTTTTTCCGGTAGCTCCCTGTCTTTTTCGGCCTCACTAACAATATTGTCGAAACGGAAAATCACGCGACGACGTGCCACACCTCCGGCCCGTTCGGTGAATATCATCGGATTGTTATTGGTCGCCAGCACCACCGCCCTGATTACCGCCGTGAAACGCTTTTCATATTTCGGGTTAATTTCCACGGGGTCGCCGCCCGTGATTTTCTTGATGCCCGTTCCTTCGCCTGTATATTTCGGCTGGTCTGCCAGGACGATAAGACGACTCCCGACAACCTGCGCACGTCCACCAGCATCATCAAGCGATGTCATTTCAGCGCTTACCGTGTTCTGTTTCCCTGCCAGAAGGCTGGCTATGTGTGTGAATGTACTTTTACCGCTCCCGCCGTCTCCGGTGGCCTCAATAAACATCTGCCAGTCGTACCGATTCGCCATAATCATGTACAGCGCGGCACATATCCGTATCATCTTGCGCGGGTCTTTTCCGGCTGCGTGCTCAAGCCATTTATGAAAGTTTGGCGCGTTATCGCGGATGTTCTCCCCTGGTGCTGGTGGCGTGTACTCAATACCGTTGTGCGTGGTGATCCAGTTCTCCGGCGTGTGCGGGGAAAATTCCCCCGTTTTCAGGTCAAGCGCACCATTGGCGAACGGCAGCAAATCGCTGGTCGGCTCGCCCATTGGTTCGGCAATAACTTTTAACGCTTCCACGGCGTTATTGATTACGCGCTTGCTGAAAGTGGCCCTGTGCTCTGAATAGATCGCCACCATTTCGCGGCTAAGTTCCATTGTGCTGACCGGACACCATACCCCGCCGCGCCATACGTGAACGATTTCACTTTCAGGATGTACGCAAACGCCATCAAAGCGATCGGCAAGCAGCTGCGCGCGCTCACTGTCCGCCATCTGCGAAAGTTGCGCCTTTTGCTTTACCGGAAGCTCAATGACCAGACCATCAGAAAGATTCTGGCGTTCACGGGCCAGGTATTCGCCCCAGTTCTCCACCTTCTGACCGTGCATACCATCAGGGTAAAAATTTGCATCCTGTACGCCTGCCGCCGCCAGCTTCTGGCCAATTGCCTTTATCATTACTGGCGCAAGATATCCGGCCCTGAATATGCGCACGGATTTTCTGCCTTCCGGCACAATTTGCAGCTTATCCAGTTCTGATAACTGCTGCTCCCCAAGCCACACAGGAGGCTCATTATCTCCGGCCATACGCGCGTCATGTTCCTGCCATTGTTTTGCGTGTGACCAGGCATCACTACCCGCAAAAATAATGACTTCTGTTTCTTTGTGTTTTATGCCGCGTGACTGCTGTTTTACGTTCGGTGCCAGTTTCATTTTTTACCCCTGAATCCGTTAATCATTGTTTTCAGCTTCTGGATGTTTGCCCGTGCCCTGGCGTTGCTGGTGGGCACATTATGCGGCGCGGTCTGTACCAGAGAAAAATCACGCCGGAACTGATAAACAGGCATCACGCAATCATATTCGTAACCTTCACGGCGGTAAGTTACGCACCGTCCCGCCACGCCCTTAATCATTACCGTGCCGCCGTACTGGTCGCGGTAAATATCACCGCGCGTAAATTTAGGGTGAGTGTTGCCACTGGCAGTTAAGCCAGAATATTTAAGTTTCATTATTTTTATTCTCCGGTGTGGGGCGCTTTATACTGGTCGTGTAATGTCTCTATTTCCTGCAACTCATTTATTACAGGCTCAAGAAGCGTTATTAATGCCGTGGCAATTCTTGATTTTTGTTTGTCGCGTTCATTGTCGCCAAGTGTTTCAAGCCATATGCGCAATATTTCCAGCATGTTTTCACTGTGAGAAAGTGCAAGAAATACGCGATCTGTTGTTTCGTGGTAAATATCACGCATATTAATCCCCGTCCGTCGCTTTTCTTAAAATAACCTCTGTCACGAAATCAGCATAGTTAGCGGCAATATCAAGAATATTTAGCCCTGTATCTCTGTGCTCATCAGTGCAAAGAAAGAAAAAAGCCACCCGCATAATTTCAGATATTGACGAAAGCGCATCAGCCGCATCATCAGGAACGCCGGAAAATTCCTGTTTCAGGGAATTAAAACGATCATCACGCATAACCCCCCCCCATTTTCACAATCAGCAACAAGAATATTTTTAGCGTCATTCAGCGACCGCGTGGCGGTGTATCGGATACATTCCAGGGCGAACGATGTGTATTCTTCCCGTTCTTCCTTTCGTGCAAGCTCTGCTGTGCATTCAATATCAATAAGCGCGTGCATCAGCGTAGTGAGTGCGGCGGCGGCTGCGTCCGGTGTGGTTTTATTGCACATGTACCCCTCCGCATTTTTTTTCGTTAGAAATAAGCGTTCTTCTTTCCTGTTCATCGCTCAGGAATACGCAGACCTCACCGCTAAGGCGTTTAAGTAAGCCGATGATTGCCCCTGATTCGCTGTCGGTCATCATGCCAGGGTAATCCTCTGCCAGTGCGCAAATAACTTCGATTTGGTGGGCGCGTTCTGCTGCCTGTTGTAGTGTGATTTCCTGGCTCATAAGCCTACCTCCTGACGAATACGGGCGGCAAATACAGCAACACAACCGGACGGGCAACGGTTACGCGCTTCGCGTTCCGTCCAGGCGGTTACGTGGATGATTTGACGGTCTGACGCGCCGACGGCAATAAAGCGCCACACAAAGGCCGTTTGTGTGTGTGCTAGTCGTGGAGTATGATTTACGGCAACCATAACGGCTCCTCGTTTACGTTGTTGGTTAGAAGCCCCGTTACTGCTCCAACAGTGCGGGGCTTCGTCGTTTCAATTGCTGAATTGCATGTATCAGCTCTTGTGGTATTCAGATTACATTTAAGTGAATACCATTTCAAGCTTTTTTGGGTATTCACTTTTGTGTTACACTGCATCCCGCTATTAATCGGAGGTGCAAACATGTCCACGAGTTCTGTTAACAATAAGTCACAGCAACTGAATGCCAGATTTCCACATGAAGTAGTGAGTGGCATTGAGGCATCCCTACAGCCAGGGGAAACTAAAGCGAATTTTATAGTTACAGCAGTACGCGGTGAGATCGCCCGCCGCCAAGCAGAAGGAAGAGGAGAAAACCCCCTGGTTTCTTCGCTCGATGCACTGGCGCAGGTGGAAAAAATCGGAGTCAAAGCAGCCGAGGAGATCGGGCAACTCGTCACCATCGCGCGTGAAGAACTCCAGCGTCGCAAGACCCAAGAATCAGAATAATAACTATCAGCGCCGTGGCGTGAGGAACTCCGGCGCATTGCTTTACAGGGCAGTATCATGACCAACAACACACTATCACCAATACAAGACACGCAAACGCAAGATGATGAAATCATCCGGCAAAGGCAGTCAGAAGCCTGCGCCAGAGTTGAGGAAGAACTAACCAGAACAAAAATACCACCACCAGCGCCGCGCTTAGTGCCACCAGAAAAATTTGCCCTTGAAGATTTTGTCGATAAATACCCACGGCGGTTAAAAGCCACTAAAAACCGACCGCCTGGCTGATAGCCTTGTCCACCAGCCGTAAATGTGGCATTGTCGGCGATGCTCATGCGTTGGGGATAACGCGAAATTTGTGTCGAAGGGCCACCGTGACAGGTGGCCTTTTCTTTGCCTGTTATCCGGCAATTGTGGCGCTTCTTCACACAGTTGATATAATTCCCCTGCACTGATCCAATTTTTTCGCAGCAGGTTAATTGTTCGCAAGGGCGCTCCGGCAACGGGGCGCTTTTTGTTTTTACCCACCAGCACAATAAAAATCTTCATTTTCCATTTTTGTAAAATTTCATGCTTTCCGGACGACGGGCCATATGTCATTTTTTAGCAGAAGATTTTGCCTTGCTGGTGGGTAGCTTCTCGGTTAACACGATGTACCGTATAATCAGCACCGCGTGTGGTTACTGAATACGCTCACCAAAGTAAAACTCAGGCTGATATTCACGTATCAGCCTTTTTTCTTCTTCCTCCAGTTCACGTTTTTTGCGCTTACATGCCTGTAGCGCCCTCCCCTTCTGACTGGCACTTAACTGATATTGCTCTTTACGGCGAGAAAAGTCCTGTAATGCGCCCCACGGGATACCATAAGCCCCCGTTTTTCTGATTCCTGGTATCACATTCCTGAATACCCAGTTACTGAAACGATGGGCGAACGTGCCAGGAGTAACAGCTTTCCGACTTCTGGCGATCAGCTTGTAAAAACCGGATTCAGAAATGAGGCTATGATTTGGATTTCCTCGAATACCGTAGCTTAAAGCGACGGTTTTCTTTTCATCCGCATCTAGTGCTTTTAGAGCATCGCGTGAGTTACTTATTTCCAGAGCAACACAAACATCCTTTGCAACAAACCACGGATCACCGTTCAGATACACCACGCGAACGTTCACACTATCAAAGCGCAGAACGACCAGATCACGAAAATCACAGAATTTTTTTACATGACGTGCGTCACCCTTGCCCGTCACGGCAATATTTTTATTCATTTCTTTTTTACCTCACATACAAAAAACCCCGCATTGCACGCGGGGTATGAAAGATATTATTAGTGGGGATTGGCCTGTTCTCGTTGTTTATCTAACCATGCTTCTACATCTCTACGGTGCCAGGTATGTCGTCGTCCAATTCTGAACGGCTGAGGAAAACCATTATTCTCATCTTTCCAGAAATTGATGAATGCACTCATTGCTCCATATCGCAAGATTTTCATTACGTCTTTAGTAAATAAAATATCTTCATTGGTATTCATTTGCTGAACCTCCTCAACCATTTACTACTCTTAAACCTTTCATACCACCGGATCTATTAATTACCCCTTTTCTCGCATCATCAAAAAAATCACCGACCCATTGCATCATGATCTTACGCTGTTCTAGATAAATAGTTCTATTATAAATATCTCTTATTTTATCACCACTTTTATGCGCCAATGCAGCCTCGATTACATCGGGGTTAAATCCCTCCTCATTTAAAAGCGTACTCCACATCGAACGAAAACCATGTAACGTTACAATCCCTTTGAACTTGCTGGCAGCAATTGGGGTCTTGATAGTATTCCTCCCCATAGGCGCATCTTTTGTTCTGGAGGAAAAAAACACATAACGCCCTCTTTTTATTTCCTGCATTGTTCTGAGGATACTAATAGCCTGTGATGACAAGGGAACAACATGTTCACGATGGCATTTCATTTTATGCGCGGGGATAATCCACAAGCCAGAATCAAAATCAATCTCTGACCACTCTGCTTTAATCGCCTCACCTGGCCTGACCATTGTCAATATCTGGAATAAAAGTGCATTATGAGCTATTTGATAGGTATGAGGCACACTATCCCACCAGCTCAGAAATTCAGGCAATCTTTCAACAGGTAGTGCTGCTAATGATTTATTTTTCTTTCCTGTGAATGCAGTCTTTATCTTAAGTAATGGATTTGCTTTCAATGCTCCACAATTTACAGCATAATTCATAATTTCATTTAATCTTGATATTAATTTTTTTTGCAACGCATTCTTATCGGATACGGCATCCAGAGCATTAATAGCTACTGGTGCTGTAATTTTTTCTATACTGTACTTACCAAAGAAAGGAACAAGATATTTGTATACTTCATATTCGATATTATACAGCGTAGGTTTCCGCAATTCAGATCCCTTTTTAAAAGCGAACCATGCATTAGCAACAGCTTCAAATGTCTGTAGATTTTTTAGTGACATCTCAATTTTACGATTTTTCTTCTCCGTCACTGGATCAACTCCACGTGCAATCATTCGCCGAAGTTCATCACGTACTTCCCGTGCTTCCGCGAGTGAGAATTCAGGAAAACGTCCTATCGTGTATGTCTGCCGTTTCTTCGTTATCGGATGGCTATAACGGAAACGCCACACTTTCCCACCGGCTTTACTCACATTCAGCAATAAACCGAACCCATCATAAACGGCATAGTCCTTTTCACGTGGTTTCATCCCCTTAACTTCAGTCACGGTTAATGGCTTTACCGACATCTATCGCCCTCATTTTTTAGTCCGTCATGTAGTCCATTCAAGCCAATAACAAGCGATAAACTAACTCATTATCAAGCAAAGAGAGGAAACTCATAAAATCACAACTCATTGAAAAGACTATGAAACGACACCAGAACATACAAACAGGTAAGAAATGTACCCTACATCCAAAAACTTGCTATTCTGGAATTTCGGGGGGTTCCGGTGATACTGCCATCCGCCGCTGCCCGTTCGCCTTCCCGCAGCCAGATCCCCTGGTTATTCAGTTCACGCTTCTGTTCCGGAGCAATCAGGCCGCGGCAGTGCGGACACATCAGGCGGGCCGCCTGCCCGGCAGCCACAAAATCAGGGTTATTCCGGTAACCGGTCATGTTATCCATCACCGGCTGAAAATATTCCCCGCAGTGCGGACACGGCCAGTACCACCGGCGGCGGTCTCCCCGGTTATACAGTGACAGGATCCCCGTTGTTGGCGGTGCCTCATGTGCGCCACCACAACGCCATTTGGTGTCAGTGATATCCCGCCCCGGTGAACTCTCGACCAGGATCATCCCCGAGGACATAAAGGTGGTGGTACGCTTTGAGGCCAGCGTGAAGGCATCCCCTTCCCCGTCCACGTTTTCAGGGAAACGGTCATAATCCGTCAGCGCCACACGACGGTAATCCGAAGAGGAAAATACAGTGATCGACGGCCAGCCAATCTTCAGGAAGGAGCCGTCAAGAAACATTTTATCGTGGACGTTGTTGTCATTACGGGAAGGACTGAGGCGCTTGCTGACCTCCGGACTGTGGCGAAACGTCCTGGAAAGACGCGTTCTGGAATGCTCACGCGCCTTCGTCTCAGTCATCTGCACCACCAGCATATCCGCCGGATCACAGATGATGCCGTACACAATCCAGCCATCAATCAGCCCTTCGGTTTTCCCGGTTCGCGCAGGTCCCACAAACACCACCGCGTCATATTCACGGGCTGATAATGTATTAATGGGGTCAATCATATAGGGCGTCAGCGATGACTCCCACGGACCGGAAGTATTGGCTCCCCGTGGAACCCGCATATAACGCCTGATGGCTTCCGCTACTGGTAACCGGCTGGGTGGGCGAAACAGCGAGGCCACTTCGCGCCAGATATCGGATGCGCGGCTATGGCTCTCGTTCACCTGATTCACATATCGGCCTCATCACAGCAGTCAATGACTGCCTTTTCCAGTGTGTCGCGGATCTCATCAACCACAATCTGTACTTCATTCAGTTGTGATGCGGTCCACCCCCTGTCCCTCTCCAGCCGATCAGGCCAGGTTTCCAGTACCTGAACTATCGCTTTCACCACGACAGAAAAGGACCGCCTGACATCACTGACTGGCACAAGCTGAACAGTTTCATGCTGAAATTTAAGACGCTCGCGCTCGGACTGATACCATGCCTTCCGATCATGTGGGTTCATCTCTTCATCTTCGGAAGCCGGTGGTTTTTCCAGCAACGAAATAATCAAATCCGTCAGGAGATACAGTTTTTTCTTTTCATTACTGCCTGGTGCAAGAGGAACATCCGCCATTCTGGCGGCAACAGTCTGCCGGTGCAGACCTGAAAGGGCTGCCAGTTGATTAATATTTAACTTCATATTTTTCAGCTCGCCGTCCATTCACATCCCTCCACATAAACCGCTGAACAAAAGTGGCTCTTTTTTTTGTAAAGAAATGCCGCCATATAAAGATGTCGAACAAAAATCAACCACAACCATCATCTTTTTAATGCTAAACACATTAAAAACAACAAGTTACACTAATGATGATGACGATAAAATCACAAAAATGCGCCTTTTTCCGCGCCGCCCGCCCCGTGTTCAGGCCCACCCCACCAGGAGGACCCGCAAAATGATAATGGTTATCATTTGTAATGTAGTCCGGTTTCTTCCACCATCGCACCGGACCAGCGACTATGAGGGGACAACGCCGCGCTCCGTTAACGCGGTAAACCCCGGTGTGTATCGTTTTTGATTATCCCCGCACACTCGCGCAGAGGAGTCTCCCTGTCGGGCTGCGGTCTCTGTTAATGAGGGAATACAGCGACGATACAGCGCATCAGCAAAACTTAGTTCAGGCACTGAGTGCGGATATAGTCCTGTGCCCCTTCCAGCTGCTTCTGCATTGTCATCAACCGTTCTCTGAGGATGAAATAATCCCGTTCAGCGGTGTCTGCCAGTCGGGGGCCGGTTGCATTATCCACGCCGGAGGTGCCGGTGGCTTCACGCACGGTACCGGAGCAGGTGGCGTTGATCCGCAGGCGCTTACGACCAGCGGCAACATCAGCACGCAGAGTTTCATTTTCAGCTCTCGCATC